GACTTTAGCAATAACCGCTGAATTGGTTAGCGTAGTAGCATTCCCTACAGAAGTTGCTTCACCAGTTAAGTTAGCGTTAGTAGAGTCATTGCCGTTTAGTTTTTGTATTGCCTGTAATATTGTATCTGTAGCTGATACTGTACCCGCACCTGATGTGTAACCAGTTAAGACTTTAGCAATAACCGCTGAATTGGTTAGCGTAGTAGCATTCCCTACAGAAGTTGCTTCACCAGTTAAGTTAGCGTTGGTAGTTACCGTACCTGCTGTTAAGCCTGAAGCTGTGCCTGTGATGTTAGTGCCTACAAAAGCGGCTGGTGTGCCTAAACCAATTGCATTACCTGATGCGTCTAACCACAAGCCTTGTTCAGCTGGATAGGTTACAAAAATATCTTGTGTACCTGCATTGAAGTTAGTCAGTGAGCCAGCGTTAGACGAAGCTAAAACAGTTGTTCTAGCTAGTGTAGGTCCAGTAGTTGAGTATGTTCCAATACCGACTTCCCAGTTTGGTCCACCTTGGTCTGATATTGTGTAGTAACAAGTATTCCCGTTGCCTATAACAGAGAATGACTGAAAGCCAACTGATGCACCAAGCAGTGTTACCGAGCCAGTACCGGGGCCATTAGCCGTTTCTTTAACCCTATCCTTAAGTACTAACGCCATAATATACCCCTAATTAAGCAGCGGTTGCAGCGTAGGTTACACTCAATGTATCGCCTGAAGTTACAATCTTATTACCTGCAGTAAAGTCACCAGCACTGAACAATGTGCCTGTTGTGTCGTCTTTAGTAGCTGAACCACCAATGTTGATGAAGCAACCTGCTACAGTACCTGCACCTGTCATTGCAAATACCACTGCGGCTGATGTAGTTTTAACACCACCTGTTGCTGCACCGAATGTTGGAGTTTTACGAGTACCTGTGTATGTCGGAGCGTTAGTACCACCTACTTCATTCCAAGTAACATGAGAAGCTTGTGTATCAGCGATATCAGCTGTACCTACACCTTTTAAGCCCATTACAACAGCACCTGCAGCTGAGTTACCTAGAACAGTATCCATTGTTAGGTTTTTACCCACAGTAGTTACCAAGTTTTCAATATCTGCTACCCACTTTAAAGCACCGTCTGAACCGTGGCACTCAATGTGATAGCTACCATCTAAGGTCATTGATTCGTTATGTGATGCACCACGAGCTACAGTAGCATTGCAAGTATCCGTTGTTGTTACGTTTTCGTTAAAGTCCATGTTCTACCCCTAAGATATTCTAATAATTGCTGACGTTGATGTTGCTGGTGGAAACGCTACTGGAAATGTATTTGTCGCAGTTTTTGTTTCACCAAAGTTTAGCACTGCCACGGCTGCCCCAGTTGTACTATTATAAATCAATGCACCAAGGGCTGAAAAGCTAGCTGGGTCCCATAACACATTACTAAACGATACCAGTGCTGTAGTGCTACTACTGATAGGAATAGACGGTACTAAAACCTTACCCCCTGCCACATATCCAGTTCCAACTACTTCGCCTAATGTTGTATACGCTAGTGTATCTGCGTCTAAGGTAGCGTTTCCGTCATATAATGCAATCTTGTACGTGTAGGCAGAACCAGTGTTAAAGTCCTCTAACCCTTTTAACAAGTTAGTTTTAAATACCGTACATAGTGTTTGAGATATCGCCACGTTTATTCCTATTTACATTACTGGGTATCTTACTTGCCCACTACGATAAGTATCTCTACGGTTTTTACCATCACCTAATTGTTTCAGTAATGCCATAGCTTCATCATACCGTTTTTGATATGTTGCCATAACATCAGCTTCGCCCTTAAGGTAAGTATACGCTTCTAAGAGTGACCCATACAACAGTACTGAGTCAAAATTATCGCCTAACCATGTAGTACCTGCAGTCACAATAGACTCCGGATAGTAGTAGTAATGAAGCTCGATATTATAGTTAGCGTCAGGGGTAGGTCCTACAATGAACGTATTTTGGTCAAACTGCGCATAGTACTCAGGCTCACCATAGAACGCTGGTTTTGTATTCGGATACGACTCACGAATGAAGTTCACGTCTTTATTAAGTAGATATCTATAATTATCATCAGCATCAATAATCGCCATAGAGAACGTAGCTAACCAATCAGTTGGGCACGTAACATACTTGTTGTTTGTCGTGGTTGTACCTAGTACATTTTTTCGTAGCGCAGGTAGTTGCACTGAGTTATAAACCCGTTGCTCTGCTTGGTCAATAAACGTATTGATATCTGCCGTTTGAAAGGCATTTTCTGTATACGAGTTAATTTCTGCTACGAGGTCTATGTAGTTCATTGGACTACCTTATGCCATTGGACCGCGTGAAGTAAAGCCTTTTGTAGCCGCACCACTACCACGTTGTTTAATGCCTGATGTTTTGACATCGTTACGTGCTGGGTCACCCATACTTACACGGGCTGTACCTTTTCCCATACCCATGTCACCTGCTTTAAGTGTATTAGGGTCTGTAGACAGGCCAATGTCCGGTGTAGGGACGTTTACTGGTTGTTTGTATGTAGACATATTATCCACCTCTTTGGTTAGCTGCACGAGCCAAACCGCGACCCATTTTCTTCATTGCTGCAGAGGTTACTGTACGGGCTTTACCGCCTTTAGATGGGTCTCCATCTTGACCACCTTTAGCACCATCGATGCCTAATTGCTTGCCCTTAGTTTTACCTTTGGTATTGATACCTTGTGCGCCTGATTTAAATGACATTTTGATTCTCCTATGTCGTCGTTACTGTAACGGTGCCAACTGCACCAACTGCTACTAATGTATTCGGCTCGAGACTGAATGGGTCATCATAACCGACTGGGTTCCACCCCCAGTAAATAATTCTACTACCGCCATCACCACCCGGACCTGACTCATAATAACCTAGTTCTGGTCTAGGGTTTCTAACCGCTTGCGGGTCATTCACTGGGTACATCCCCAGTTGCAATTGTGGCTGGTCTGGGTTCCAACACTCCGGACACGCTAATATATTAGTGTTTTTTGTCTTTATCGTTAGTGCTTTTAGTTGCTTTAGTTTATACCTAAACCCGCATATATCACAAGAGGCAATTGCCCATTTCCCACTAGCAAATTTACTAGGCATATTCTACCTCGAACTTATTTTTCTTTGTTATATTTATTATAGCAGGTATAACTTGCATGTTTTCAGGCGTATGTAGCCCAGAAACTAATCTCCCTTGTAGCGGTAATATATGGTCAACGTGCCATTGACTAAGAGTTATTTTAGTCCTTAAACTAGCTAATTCATATATTTCATTTATTATCCACATTTCTTCTTTACCTACCCAACTAGGTGTACGTTGCTTTATATATTGTTTCCTAGCGGCTACTAATGCGTTTATTTTACCTTTATTAGCTTGTCTGTATACTTGTTTGTTTGCTAGTGTAGCTTCTCTATGCTTATTGTATTGGTCTTTTGCGTACGCTTTGTGTTGCTCTGGGTTTTTTATGGCGCTTTCTTTTTTACCTATACAGTCACACGCCATACATACTCTATCTTTAACCCTGCGATTAGCCTTATGCCCGTGCTTGCATGGACGGCCTGTATTATAGTGAGTTATCCCTAATGCCGATGCTTCTTTCCGTTCCACAATATCTACCTTAGAAGAACTGCTGTCTAGGGGCAATGCGGATACTAGCTTTCTCCCTATCTTCATCCGCAGCGAGCTGGAACGCCTCATCATACATAGCTTTTAACATCTCAACTCTATTCGCACCTTCAGGTACTTTTAAGCTTAAATAATATGCTAACCCTGCTACCATCGCTGGTAAGAAACGAAATGGAATATCTTGGGTAAACGTACCACCTGTACCAGCGTCTTGAATACGACGTAAGCGCCAATATACAAACGTATAGTACGGATTAAGCAGTGTGCCTTGGTCTGGTTTAGGCCATACGTTAATTGTTGGGTACTGCACTACACCTGTTGCTGATGTTGCACCTGACTGACGGTTTATCCATACTTGGATAGGTCTGCCCTGTGCGTTCTTATTCGGTATCACAGAGTATGTTGAACCACTGATGCGTGTGATGTTGATATCTTGTTGGTTCTGTCCTGTGCCTGTACGCACTACGTGGTCTAATAAATCGATAGTATCAATAGGTAGGTCATATACCCCATCAGCTTGCACTAACGGAATTGAACCTTCTTCAACAGTCCATAAATTAATACCTTTGTTAGCCCACTCAATTGTAAGTAGGTTAAGGCTTCTACGTGCTGTTTTTAAGTCATACCCAGTACGTAGCTCAGACCCACAACGCTCAAAAGCCTCTTCCACGAGGCTATTCAGGTCTAAATTAAAGGTACTCGTACTAGATGTTGACATTATTTCTTAACCTTTCTACGTAACTTCCCACCCTTTAAGTACCCATTCTTAGGCACCTCTTTAGGCTTCTTGCCCGGCATCTTATCTGGGTTAATTATACCCATGCCACGTGAGGGACGCATTAAATCATCCTGCCTCTAGTTTTACCACGTACTTCAATACCGCCACCTTTAGCGTAGTTCTTAGGTTTCGGTGCTGTTTTTTTCTTAGGAGAGATACTGCCCATGTCTGGTTCGATATCCATGTCACCGCCGCCAGCCATTTTTTTAACTTTGCCGCCACATTTCATACCTTTAGCTTTTTCCATGTCTTCACCTTTAGCATACTCAGATGGAGTGATTTTGCCAGACTTGATAGCCTTAGCTTCTTTGATTTCTTCGCCGTATGTATCTTTGCCTTTGAAGAGTTTACTTAGTTTACCTTTAGCC